GAGGTGGGACTCTCGGAGGAGGGTCTCCTTGGATACGACCTCGGTCGCGGACCGTGTGTCGGCGCCAGTCGTGGGCTCGATGTCGATGGCCTTCATCGTCCACCCTCCGTCGATTCGGGCAGCAGCCGCCCGGACTGCACTGCCTCCGAGAGCCGGGGCAGGATGGATTGACCGATCGTCTGCCCGTTCGGCATCACCACGTTGGCCAAGAATTCGGCCTCCAGCGTGGAGATCCCGCTCTCCACCGCCTCGAGCTTCGCTTTGAGGACCAGCACCAAGGAACGCCACCGCTGGCGGGTCGCGGCCTCGGTCCTCGCCTTGGACCCGGATTCGACCTCGTGAGGCATCGGGATCTCGAGCTGGACTCGGCGCTCGCCGCGGGGCGTCCGCATCTTGAATCCGATCAGAACGGACTCCCGCGTGATGGTCGCCGGCCCATTGCCCAGCCGCGGGCACCGCGCCGTTCCGGCCATGGCGTTCGGGCCGTAGGTCTTCCTGGGCTCGTGCTCCCGAGTGCCATGGCAGATCGGGCAGTCGGCGGGGTGCGGGTAGGGCTCCTCTCGGCGCTCCCACGAGTAGGCGAACCCGCTCGCGCCGTACCGCACCAGCGTCTGCTCAACCTCGGCCCGACTGCGATCAGGCGTCACCAACGTCTTCTTAGCGTAACGGCTCATGCGTTCTCCGTGGCGGTGTTCAGGGCCGGCGGCGTGGCTCGCGCGTCGATCGCCTCGATCCACCTCAGCGCGACGGCCGCTACCTGGAGCAGCTCGGCGCGCAGCTTCGCGGGCTCGTCCTCGGCGAAGGCCTCGCAGACCTCTTCCTCGAGGACGTGACGCCAGGTCAGCTTGCCCTCGCGCGTGGCGACGTCGGTCCGCTCCCTCGCAGCGTTCGCCCTCCGGCGCCGCAGGGTGGCCGCTGCTTCGATGGTGCACGCGCCGTCCAGAGTGGTCAGGTTGGCCCCCGTGCCGTCCGGGATCGTGGTCTGCGGCCCGTGCTTCGCGCACGCGCGGCCCATCTCCGCCTTCACCTCTTCCAGCAGATCAGTCACGGCGGTCCTCGCAAGTGATCGCGGTGACCGACGGCTCCTCGACGAGTCGCGCGTGGGTGAGCTGGGGGATCCGCCGGAGCATCCCGATCGCCTCGCTGCGCGCCTGGCGATAGACCTGACCCGTGGAGCAGTCGTCGCCCCAGCGGTCCGATAGATCGATCTCCAGCGTCACGCGCACCGTGGCGCGGGTCCTGGTTCGCACGTCAGCCATTGGTCTTCTCCTCCCGCGCGCTCGAGGCGACCCCGTCCACGAAGTCCGCGACCCGATCGCGGGCCAGCACCAGGAGGACAACGGCATCGGTCAGCCGGACGTCGGGGGGCAGAGCCTCGACGGCCTGCGTCGCGTCGCAGATCGCGCGCTCGGCCGGGGTCAGCTTGTCGAGGCAGTTCCGGCGAGAGATCGCGTCGGCCGGCGAGCTCGGCTCCAGCCCCGTCACCTTCGCGGCGTCGAGGCGCGGCGTCCCGTCGTCGCCCTTGACGGTCGAGAACAAGAACACCTCGCCGGGCGGCGCGTGTGGGCTCACCGCCACCGGCATCCCCAGCGGCGCAGACGGGGCGGCGGAGGGTTCCGAGATCCGGATCACCTCCTGGCGTCGCACATCGGAGAGCAGTTCACCGACGTGCGCCGCGCAGGCGTGCGTGTAGCCTTCGGCCGGATGCACGGGCGGCTCGACGGCGCTGTGCTTGGCGTCGTACTCGGCGAGGCGGTCCGGATCGTGCTCCTGGAGCCAAGCGCGAACGTCGATCTCCTGGTGGGTCACCGTCTCGCAGGCCCACGACTCGTACTCGGCGATCACGGCCGCCAGGAACGTCGCCTCGGCCGCGCGCATGGCGGGCGTTGGCGTCGTCGGGTCACCGTCCGGATCGCCGTGCTCCTCGTCGATGTGCTCCAGCACGCGATCGAGTGGGTCCGCGCCATCAGCGCTCACCGCCATCCGCGCGTAGCCGTGAACGGTCAGGGCCTCCGGGAGCTCGGGGTGGATGTCGTCCAGGTAGCGCTCTACGGCCTCGTCCGGATCGGTCCAGGTGAGCGACTCCGCGCCGTCGTCGCAGTCCCAGTAGACGATCTCCCGCTTGGCGTCGGGGTCCGCCCCGGTCTCCACCGAGGGGGACGCGGGCGGCGTGCCGTCCAGGATGCGCCGCGCGCGCACCAGGCCGATCGCGAGCTGCGGGGCGCATTCACGGATCGCCGCCGTCGCCGCGGCCACGTCGTCCGGGATCCAGTCCGGAATCCCCTGCGCGATGGCCTCACCCAGCCTGGAGATCTCCGCGTCCCTGGCCAGCAGGAGTCGGGCGTGCTCTCCGTGCCGCTCCGCGAGCTGGGCCCGGAGGCGCAGCAGTTCGGCCTCGGCCGTCTCCAGCGCAGAGAGCAGCTCGTTGACCCAAGCCCTCGCCTCGTTCGTCCACCGCACGCCTGCGCAGCGCGTGGACATCTCCGAGTCCCAGTCGCGCGTCCCGTCCTCCTCGCTCAGCCCCTCCGAGCGCGAGGGGGAGGGCGGCAGCACCGGGCTCGCGTGGAGGATCCGGCCGCTCCCGGGGTGGACGTACTCGGCGTCTACCTCCAGGGCGGGGGCATGAGGGGTCCAGCGGGTAAACTGGGCGCCTCCCTTAGCGAACGTACGGCAGCATGTCGCGCAGGGCTCCTCTTGGAGATCGGGCAGGTCGTGCGCGCATGTCGAACAGCTCTTCTCGTCACTCACGTTCCGTCTCCTTCCCCGCGCTCTGCGGGGGCTTCCCTCGTCGTTCCAGTTCCGCGATCAGCTCCTCGCAGGCATCCACGATCCGTTTCAGGTCGGCATGGTTGCGCCGGTCTCCGTCAACGCCGTCTGCGGAGAAGATCCACCCCGCGCCAATGCCGTGCAGGTCGTTGTCCAGCGTCGTCGCCATCGCCCGGCACACCAGGCGCTTCGCCTCCGCGCGTGTCACGTCTCGCTCCCGTCCCCGGGCGCCGGGGCGGCCGGAGGGGCGGAGAGGGCGCGCGAGAGAACCCCAGCGATCTGGTCGTGCGCCTGGTCGTCGGTGCCCGTCTCGTCCGGCAGTAGACACGCGAGTTCGTCGAACAGCTGCGCCTTGCGGGCGTTGGCGTCGAGGATGCTCTGCTCCGCCCCCCGCAGCCCCTCGCTCGGCGCTCCTGGGGCGGCGGCCGGGAACGCGATCCGCTCCACCTCGACCACTGCGTTCATCCGGGCGACATTGACCCTGCCGGCGTCGCCACCGCAGGCCACCGCGTACCGGTTGATTGCGTCCCAGAGGGCGACCTTGCGGGCCAGCGGCGCTCCTGGGGCGGGAGGGGGCAGGGAGCGCCTGTGCCACGCCGCGTCTGGGCAGTCCGGATCCGAACACCCGGCCGTCGTCTCCGCGACTGCGGGGGCGGGGTCGTTGCGCGTCTGCGCCGTGGCCAGGCCGACCACCTGCGCCACCTCCAGGCGGTCCTCTCCGTCCGGTCCCCGCACTGTGCCGATCAGCAGCGCGCGACCTGGAGCCATCGCAGGGTGAGCCACGACAGGGATAGGCGTCGCGGGGGCGGGCGCTGCGAGGGCGGCGCGGGCGAGGGCGGCGGTTCGCTGGGCACCCTCGGCAGCCAACAGCGCCCCCGTCCGCTCCAGGGGCTTGGCGAGCAGTCGCGCCGCGTCGTCCAGGTGCGCGGCGGACAACTCCAGTGCTCCCCGGACCCGCTCCAGCTCGGCCCGTGCCGCGGTCAGCGCGGACTCGGCGGCGACGGCGCTCTCCAGCTCAGAGCCCCGGGCCTCGGCAGCCTGGGCCCGCTTGAGCAGCGCCTGAAAGCAGGCCTCCAGCGTCATCAGCGCTCTTCGGTCAGCCCTCCCCTGCATGACCTCCGCTCTCATCTCTTCGTTCCGGGAGCGCAGAGCCTGGATCACTCCCTCGGCCCGCTCCAGCGAGGTCTGGATCGCGGTGGCGTTCTCCTCGGCCGCGGCCGTGACCTCGGAGAGGCGGCGCTCCAGGAAGGAGATCCGGCCCTGGAGATCGTGCACCGGGACGGGCTGTTCACCCATAGTGGCCTCATTCACGGTGCGACCCTCCGGAACTCCACCACCCAGACCCAGGGGTTGACGGCCCAGGCACCGCGGCCGTTGATCTTCTCCCAGAGGTAGGCAAAGGCGCCGCGCTGCGACCCAACCCCAGCACGCGGATCGAGCCGCTTTGTCCAGCGGCACCACTCGTTGAGGGCAATGTCCGAGGCGCGGCCGTCGTCCGGGAGCCCACTGCTCGCGCCCTCGGCCCGCGCGTCCTCCTCGGTGATCGCCTGGAGCCGCTCCACCCGGACTCCGGTCACCTCCAGGGTCAACCGGGAGGCCCAGCGTGGCATGTGGATCGCGGGGGTCCAGCGGGGATAGCCCAGCTCCTTCCGGCAGCGCTCGCTGTCGAAGTCCTCCCGCAGCTTCCCGCCATCGAGTCTCATGGAATCGGCGCGGTACGCGGCTCCGTTGCGGCGCGGAGTCCCATAGCGGTCGCTGAGAAAGTCGCGCGGCTTCCCGGACTCGTGGAAATGCTCCGGGATGAGCGGGCACCAGGTCTCCCGAACCCAGAGCCGGTCCCCGGGCTCGCCGTAGAGGCAGCGCGCGATCATCGGACCTTGGCGATCATCCTCGGTCCACCAGCACCAGTCGCGGCTCATGCCGCGCGGATTCGCGGTCGTCTTGGGCTCGGAGCAGTAAGAGTCCAGGTACGGCGCCGGGTGCTTGGCGGTGTGGCCGGGGCGGACGCCTCCCGCGTACGGGCCCGGCTGCGGCTTCACCACCCGCCGCGTCTGCGTCTTCCGGCCGGACAGGAGCGCGCGCACCATCGGCGCGGAGAAGAGGATCGGGCGCTCGGTCATGACGCCCTCCGGGCCTTCGAGGCCGCGCGCCAGTCGGCGGCGTGCGGGCATGTGATGTGATGGGCCTTTCGGGTCTTCTCCCCGACCCTCGGCTCCTCGTCGCGCCGGAGCACCCGGGCGACCATCTCGTCGCCCCGCGCGTAGACCACGACCCGGCCCTCGGGGTGCGGGTCCGCGTCCACCGGCATCCGCTGCAACCTGCCGTCCGGACGGCGCTTGATCTGCCCGTGCTCGTCGAGCACGTAGGCCCAAACGATTGAAGCTCCACAGCTCATGCAATTGGTCATGACCTCGACACCTCCAGTAGCTCAGCCAGCGCGCCGGACGTGACCCGGGTCCTGCGCCGGAGCTCCTGTATGATCGCGCGCACTAGGGCCGCGAGCTGCTCGTCGGTCAGGCGATCTACCTTTGGAAGCGCGGCCCGCTGACACCTGCCGCACGTTCCGGTCTTGTCGCGGGTCCGCCCGCCACACCCAGGGCAACGCACCTCCGGTGCCGGCGACGCGCACTGCGCCTCGTGTGTCTTCGGATCGATCACGGCCGCGCTCCCTGGGCCGCTCGCATCGCGGCTCCGATCGCCAGGTGCAGCGTCTCGCCCTGAAAACGGGTGTCTCCCACATCGACGAAGAAGAGCCCGGAGGCGCCATATCTGCCCCACCCGCCGAACCGGTACCGGCCGACGAGCTGCTCCAGCTCCTCCAGCCTTCGGACGTGGAGCAGCGAGAGCGGCAGGCCGAGCCCATTGGGATCGGCGACGCGCAGCGGCCAGCTCTCGGAGCCGGACGCGGCAGGCAGGATCTTGCGGACCGCTGCGCGCGCCATGGCCTACGACCTCGCTTCCTGCGTGAGGCGGCCATCACCAGCGTTGGACAGGATCGCGCTCGCCGCCCGCTCGACGTTGTGGCGCTCGGCGATCGCCTTCGTCGTGTCGAGGAAGGTCTCCCCGCCGATCCGCTTCGACTTGCCACCGTGCTCGGTGAAGTAGGCGGAGAAGCCGTCGCCGTCGCCCTCGACGCAGTAGACGCCGTCGGACACCTCGGCGACCTGGTTGTCACCCTGGCGGTGCCAGACCAGCGAAGCGGGAGCGGCCTTGGTCGGAGCAGGGAAGAGCGTCGATTGACGGTCCTGCTCGGTCACCGGGCGGGTGGACACGGTCGCTCCGGTGTCCTCTCGGATCTCGCGGACGATGTTCTCCTCGAAGTCCGCCTCGACCCGTACCGGGATCGGTCGGTACTCCAGGCCGGCCCGAATGGTGTTGGCCAGCAGGCTGATGCGCATCTCCAGCGCGGAGCGCTTCGCCTTGAGGCCGTCCTTGATGTCCTTCTCGGAGGCGGTCTGCGCGGCCAGATCGCCCTCCAGGTGCGCGAGCTGCTTTCCGGCCTCCCGGAGCTCCGGCTCGGTGAGCGGGACGGGGAGGTGGTCGGTCTTGGTGGCGAGGATCTTCTTCTTCGCCACGCCGTTGGTTCCGTTCTTCTTGGTGGCCATGGTCGTGAGCTCCTAGAACGGCACGTCGCCGCGGGTGGAAACCGAGTCTGCTTGCTGGTCGATGAGCTCGTCCGGCGGCCCGTCCTGGGGCGGCGGCGCGGCCTGGGTCTGCCTCGCGCCCGTGGTGCGCGGGGCCTGGCGCGGCGCAGCGCTCCCGCCGGAGGGACGGCCCGCGGCCCGGTCGAGCGCGTCGATCTGCCGCTTCATCCGCTCGGCGAACGACTGCGCCTGGCCCTTGTCGAGAGCGTTCTTGAGCGCCAGCCCACCGCCGCCGTTCACGAACGCCACCTTGGTCTGGGTCTTCCCGTTGTAGGCCTCCTGTTGCACGACCAACTCGACCTCCTGGTCGAAGCCGACCGGGAGCGGCTCGCCCGCGACGAAGACCGAGAGATCGTTGTTGGGGTCGCGCCAACCGCAGTGTCGGAGCGACTCGATCGTCCGCTCGGTGGTCGCGTCGGTGAAGTACCCGTACCAGGTGATGCGCTCTCCAGGCGGGTCCACGAGATCGAACTGAACCGCGATTTGCTCGGTGCCGGTGCTGGCCAGGCCGAGCGCGGCCGCAACGGGACGACCGCGGTACTTTCCAGGTGCCAACATTGGTTACTCCTCCTCGATGCCCGCTTCGGCGAGCTTGCTGTTGATCCACGTGTTCAGCTTCGACAGCTTCACGGCGTCCTCGCCCGCGAGGACCAGGGCGTTGAGCGCGACCTCGCGCGCGTCCGTCCCGTCCGCGGTCTTCACGCCGACCAGCCTCTTGATCCCCGCCTCGATGGCCGTTGCCAGGACTCCAGCGTCCGCAGGCTTGTGGGCCTTGATCGCCCCCCATAGTTCGTTCCAGTCGAGCGGCAGCTCGGGCGGGAGGTCGTAGCGGTTCTTAGCGTCGTAGGCGCCCGTCTTCTGCGTGTAGAGGAAGCGGGCGCCGGTGGTGAGCGCGCGGACCTTGGCCTTATCCCCGTTCCCCTTCTTCTTCTGCACGGTCTCGTACTTCGCGAAGAGCACCGCGTCGGCGCGCTCCTTCACCAGTCCGCCCGCCTTCTCGTGCAGCTTGAGGATGTACCGGTCCCACCCGTCCGACTCGGGATCGTCGAACCGCTTCACGATCGAGTGCGAGAGGGTGACGACGTTGATCCCTTTCGCGCGCACGCGCTCGATCGCAGCAATGAGCTTGCGCCACTCGTCCAGGGCGACGATGTTCTCGCCCTTGCCGAAGCCGTAGGCCGCGATATTCTCCTTCCCGTCGCGCTGGCAGATCCACTGCCAGATGAGGGCCTCGATGGCGTCGAGCGTGTCGATCACGAGCGTCTTGTAGGGGTGCTCGTCGCGCTCGAACAGGCGGACCGCTTCGAGCAGCTCCTCGAAGTCGTTCGGCATCGTGCGCTCGGTCGCCGCGTCAAAATAGAACCGGGTCGCGTCGATGTTTTTCGTGCCCTGTTCCACGTCGAGGAAGATGTGGTCAGGAGCGGCGGCGCCGAGGGAGCTTTTGCCAACACCTTCCGGGCCGTAGACGTGGAACCACGCGGCATGAGCGACACGCCCCTTGGACACCTGGGCGATAGAGAGCTTCGAGCGCGAGGGGAGTGGTGTGGGGCGGCTAGGCTGCGTGCTGGGCTGGGCCATCGTGGTTCTCCTTCGTGGTGGTGGTGAGAGCGGCCAGGGCTGCCTCGATGCGCTCGCCAGCGGGCGCGCGCCACCAGGCCTCAAGACCGCGGTGGATCAGGCTCCCGAGCCTGAGCGTGTCGGCCTCGACGGCGGCTCGGTAGCCGTCCAGGTACTTGAGCTTGTGCAGGCGCTGGCAGGCGCGGGCCGCATGGAGCCGGGAAGCTGACAGGACGGGCAACCCGCCGCGCGCCTCCAGCTCCGGGTTCACGTGCTCGGACCGGCGGAACCGGTGGGCGTCCTCGAGCGAGGCCGCGCCGGTGCAGACGTCCCAGAAGTCGCAGGCGCGGCCCCACTTGAAGCAGGCGTCCGGGTTACGCGGGAAGCGCTGGGCAAGCTCGGCCTCCCGGAGCATCTTCGCCGTCTGCCAGTCGTCGTAGAGCGCCTCGGCCATCTCTGCTTCGAGACGGACCACCTCGCCGCGCTGGTAGTAGGCGGTCGGCTCGTTCGCGATGGCCTCGGCGACGCGGGCGCGGAACTCCTCGGGCGTCTCCGGTCGGGTCTGGAGCACGTGGCCGGCGGCCGAATCCGCCGACTCGCGCCACTTCTTGCCATCCTTCGTCCGGACCCGCTCCCCGGTCGGCCCTAGGACGATCTTTGACCCGGCCTCATCTAGGAGGGGAATCGTGGCCGGACGCTGCTCGGGCTTCCCGAGCACGTCGTAGATGCAGGCCTCGGCCGGGAACCCGAGCGTCTCGGAGCCAAGGAAGTAGCCGCTCACCTGGCCGTCCATGTGGAGCTTCCGCCAGTAAGAGGAGCCGGGCGAGATGTCCTCCGAGCTGGTCTTGTGCTCCATGAAGACGATCCGTCCGGAGGGCTCGCGCAGGATCGCATCGAGCTTCCCGCCGCGCTGCCACGTGCGGCTTGCGGCGCCCGTCTCGGGGTTGAGGAGCGGGGCGCGGTACTCGGCCTCCACCGCGAGGACTTCGTAGCGTTCTTCGGACCACCGAGCGTCATAGCCGATGATCATCGCTTGGGCTCTAGCCAGGTCGAATGGGTCTGTGGTCTTGGTTTCCATTGTTCACCTCGTGTTACAGAGCAGCCGGGGCAGGGGTTCGGGTTCGACAGCGCGTTCCCCTGCCCCGGCTCACTCCTCACCGGGCCAATCCCGGCGAGAGAAACCCGGCGACGGGCAGTGGGAGGAGGGAGGGACCCACCCACCGCCGGGCGGCCTTGCGGCCATACCTTGGCCGGACGGTGAACCTTCGCGGACCCCGTCCGGCCACCCCGGGACCACCCGGGGAACTCGAATCACTTCGCGCTCTCCTTCTTGTCGCGCTTGTCGGCGCCGATGGTCGGCTTGCACTCGCCACCCGTGCGGAGCTCGCCCACCTGCGAGGAGCCGTGGAGCGCGCCCACCCGCGAGGAGTCCCAGAGATCGCCCACCTGCGAGGAGTCCCAGAGATCGCCCACCTGCGAGGAGTCACAGAGCGCGCCCACCTGCGAGGAGCCGTGGAGCGCGCCCACCCGCGAGGAGCCGTGGAGCTCGCCCACCTGCGAGGAGTCACAGAGCGCGCCCACCTGCGAGGAGTCCCAGAGATCGCCCACCTGCGAGGAGCCGTGGAGCGCGCCCACCCGCGAGGAGCCGAGCAGAGTCACGATCCGCGCCGACTTGACACGGAAGACGTTGGCTTCTCCGACCAGGATCCAGCAGCCACCGAGGAGCAGCTTCCGCGTGTCGCGGACGAACATCGCCTTGACCCGCTCCTCCAGCCGGGCGCGCACGGCCGCGCCGTCGTACCAGGGCGGCGCCGACTCCTCGTCCACACGCAACGTCCAAGCGGAGAGGTCGTCGATCTTGGCGATCTCGTCCGGCGGCGTGAACTCCACGCGGCAGAACGTGCGGGACGCGATCGGGGATCCGTCATCAACCAGGCCGAGGTCAACGACCAGGTCTTCGTGGCTGTCGGTGTGCTCGGGGTCGGCGTAGATCGAGCCATCGGGTCGGACAATTGCGCTAAGGAACTTGCACATCGCGTTTACCTTTCGTGTGTAGAGGAAAGCTCCGGGTGTCCCCAGTCCTCGTTGGCCGGCTCGTCGTACCGGTCCCGCGGTTCGTCCTCGGGCTCAGGGGCCGGGCTCTCGACCTCGTCGTCGCGGTCAACCACGGCAGACCCCCACCGCGATCGCGTACCCACCCAGCACTGAGGCGGCCATCTCGACCGCGAGGAAGGCGGCGACGACTAGCTCTGCCCGCTGCCACGGCTCCAGCGACCGCCACCAGCTCTTGAGTTCCGGCATCCCTGCCTCCCGTGTCGCGGCTACGTTCCGCGCCGACGAGAAGGACTGTAGTCAGATGACGACGCCGGTGTCAAGTGACGCCACGCGCCGATGATTCGGCGGTCAGGCGGAGGATGTCTGGCGAGGAGCGACTACTTGCGCGGCGCGGTGCCGGCGTTGGCGATCGTCGAGAGGTGCGCGACGTCGGTCAGGGCACTGGACGCTGATTTCGCAAGCACCGCAGCGTTCCGCGGAGATCGGGACAGGTCACGCAGAAGCCGACGGACAGACTTCTCCGCTCGCACGCAGGCGCAGTGGAGAACGGCAGATCGAAGATTTTCGGGTGTAGGCATACCCCCTCCAGGGAGCAGGGAGGCTACCCAAACGGTCTGACACTCAGAGAGTCAAACGTTGGGCGGAGAGGACCCAGGCTGAGTGTCCTTCTTCGCCCACTTCCTGTTCCGGAGAGAGAAGAGCGCCAGCGCCCCAAAGACCAGCAGCGCCGCCACCGGCTCCGGCTGTAGGTGGTCCCCGCACGCGCGGGGATGAGCCGATGAACGCGAAGAAGAGGCCTGCCACCCCAAGCGCAAAATACAGGGCTTCCATTCATTTCTCTCCTGGACCCTCGTACGCCGGGTCCATCCATCGCTTGTCGTCGGGATCCCGGTCGCAGATCCAATCCATGCTGGCGCCTAGGTTCCGGTGGACCAGCAGCAGCACGTCGAGCCCCATGGTCCGTTCCCCTTTCAAGTAGCGGTTCATCGCCCCCCGGCTGATCCCGACGTCCGCGGCCATGGACGCTGCGCTCCTGTACTTCCGCAGCCACTTGAGCTGCCGAAGGTTCGCGGCCATCCGCTGACGAGTCTTGATGTCGAGTGATTCCTTGGGCACGGCGCTGGAGGTTAGCCGTGGTTGCGGCGTCACTGGACGACTCAAGACCTTGACTGAGTAGTCAGATGACGACATAGTCCGGGGCATGAAGAGGACCCTGCTCGCTCGGTACTTCAGGAAATCGAAACGGTCGGTCAGTGAGTTCGCGCGCGCGGTCGAGGCTGACCGCAGCCAGATCTACAGGTGCATGCGCGGCGAGCGCCGACCCGGGCTCGTGCTTGCGCTGAGGATTGAGCGCGCCACCGCCGGTGCTGTCCCCGCATCGTCCTGGGCCGACTCGGCCCGCCCCTAATCCGCTTCGGAGGTCGTTCGCCATGCGCGGAACTCTGCCCAAAGACCCACCGTCGAGTACCGTCCAATCGACTGGACGCCCGTTGACGGCCCACCCCGACGCCGACGCGCAACTCCCTCTCGCGCTTACCGTTTCCGGCGTCCAGCAGGCCACTCACCGCGAGACCGGCCGCCGCGTCCGCCTCCTGATCTCGCAGGCGCTGGAGGCCAACAAGCTCTCCCGGATCGACATGGCCGAGGAGACCGGGATCGACCCCTCCCAGCTCACCAGGGCTCTGGACGGGGATGGCGCCAACCTCCCGCCCGCGATCCTCGGGTTCCTGCTCGCCCGCGACCGGAAGCGCGCCTTCGTCGCCGGCCTCGCCGCCATGGTCGGGTGCGACCTGGTCGAGCGGCGCCCCGACCTCGCCGCCGAGAACCGGCACCTGAAGTCGGAGCTCGCCGCCATCCGCGAGCGACTCGAACAGCTCGGGGTCTGACCATGAACCGGTTCGTCCGCGGCATGCTGTGGGCCCTCGCGTTTGACCTATTCATCATGGCCTTCGCGGTCACGTCGTGGCTGGTGCTCCGGTGATCTCCCTCGTCGCGATCGCCCAGGAGAAGCGCGCACGGGTCCAGCTCTCCCGGGTCCGGATCGACCGCCGCTGGGAGCGTGACTCCTGGGACGTCCGGGCCGACCGCCGTCCGCCGCCGCTCCGGGTTCACCGAGGTTGCCCGGGTTGCGGGGGCACTCCGGGCGGCGTCACAGCGCTCCCCTCGTTCTGCCGCGTCTGCGCGCATCGAGTGCTCCAGTTCGGCACCACCGAGCGGGTCGAAGACCTCAGCCTCAGAGGTATGCGGCGCACCGCTGGCCGGGCCGGGAGGAAATGACGTGTCCCTAAACGACGACAAGATGCCAACACCATGCAACGAGAAGTCGAAGCCGAATTGGTCGCTGTTGGTGGAACTGGCGTACCGGGCCCACTGCGATCCGAGGTCGCTTCAGAAGGTGCTCCAAGGGGGGACGGTGCGGGGGAGCGCGGGCCTGCGGGCAGCGGCCGCCCTCCGCAAGGCCGGGTTGCTGTAGCTCGCGTGAGGGAACCATGAACGACGGGCGCGAGGGCGGGTTCATCAAGCTCCACCGCCGGCTGGAGTCCTGGCCGCTCTGGCAGTCCATGACCGCGCTCCAGCGCATGGTCTGGATCCAGATCCTGCTCTCCGCGAACTGGAAGGACGGGGAGGGCTGGCACGGGACCCGCCGCTACATCATCCGTCGCGGCCAGACCTCAGCATCCGAGGAGGAGATCTCGCGCCGCGCCAGGGTATCTAGACGGGTAGTGAGGGACGCGTTCGCGAAGCTCCTAAAGGAGGGCGCGATCGGGCGCGAAAAGGTCCCACTGGAGGGCCAAGCTCCGTATCTCGTAACGGTACGCAATTACGACAAGTTCCAATCAACAGAGGAAGAGGAGGGCCCGAGGTCGGGCCAAGAAGGGACCAAGGTAGGGCCAAGCTCGGGCCCGGATAGGGCCCTGATAGAAGAAGGTGAAGAAGTAAAAGAAGGGAAGAAAGAAGCTGCTGCGGGGCCGCTGCCGATCGGCCGCCTCCCCTCGGCGCTCCCCTCGCCAGCCGAGGTCGATTCCGCCCGCTGGCCCGCCATCGAGCAGCTCGCCCAGCACCTCGCCAACCTCCGCGGCCTCACCGCCTGCCCGCTGACCTGGCCGAAGCGCGACAACCGCGACCGGCTCGAAACCGCCATCGCCCGCGCCACCGTCGCCCGATCGGCCCAATGCGCCCTCGCCGTCTGGCGCGACGCCGCGAAGAACGGGAAGCTCGTCTCGTCCCTCGGCTTCTTCGTCGCGGCCATCGAGGCGATCGGCAACCCCGGCCCGCAGGAGCAGCCGCTCTCCACCTGCGCCGAGTGGGACGCCGTGCTTCAGCAGGTTCGCCGCTACAGCGCCGACGCCGCGGAGCGGCTCTCGAAAGCCAAGCCCCGCATCGCAGGAGGCGCGCTGGTGCTCTCGGCCGACGCGCCGCTCGCAGACGCAATCCGAGAGCTCTACTGGTCCCGACTCGAACCGCTGGTGCAGTCCATCCACGGCCTCCGCCTGGAGGTCGAACAGGAGAAACCATGTCCGACTTCATTGCACTCGGTGTGATGTATTTCGCGATTCTCTGCCTCGGCTTCCATCTCGGCTGGCGAGCCGCGTCGAAACGCGAGCGAGGCGAAGACCTCCGGCTCCTCGCCCTCGGCGCCTACCGCGGGATGGCCTACGAGCGGGGCAGGGCGCCCCGTAGCGCCCCGATCGACACCAGGCGAGCCCCGGGACAGCGGCCCAGCGCCGATCGTGCCTCGCCTACGGAGACGCGCGCAGGCGCGCACACGCACGTGATCTATATGCGCCGGGAGACCCTCCAGTGATCGTCCTCGGAATCGACGGAGGCTTCGCCAGCATGGGCCTCGCAGCGGTGCACATCCGTGGCGACCGCGAGACCCTCACCCAGGCATGGGTGGTCCGGACCGAGCTGAGCTCTCGCAAGCTCGGCGTCCGCTCCGGTGACGACTCCTGTCGCCGCGCTCGGGAGCTCGCCGCCGCGGTCGAGCTCGCGATCCAGACACACTCCCCAGCGGCGATCGCCATCGAGTCCCCCAGCTGGCCCCGCAGCGCCGGAGTCGCCGCCAAGATGGGCATCGCGTTCGGTGTCGTGTTCGCCCTCGCAGAGAAGCATCGCCTACCGCTGGTAATGGCCAGCCCGCAGGAGGTGAAGAAGGCCCTATGCGGGTCCAAGACCGCGACCAAGGACGAGATCATCCTGGCCGTGGAATCGCGCTTCCCCGACATCGTCTGGCCGAAGCAGAAGACGCTGTGGGAGCACGCCGCGGACGCGTGCGCTGTCGTGGTCGCCTGCCTCGACTCGCCCGCGCTCCAGATGGCCCGCAGGCTCTCCGCGCCCGGTGAACGGCGGCGGGACCCGGAGGCCGCGTGAAGCCCGAGCCCGAGCGGCCACCGACGCGCCTGGTCTACCTGAAGCACCTCCGGCGCCACCTGTCCGAGCAGGTCGCCCACGAGCAGGGCTCCGAGCCCGCCTCGGCCTCCCGCGCCGCCTGGCTCCTCCGGTGGTCCCACCTGCTCAACCCCAGGAGGAAAGTCCGATGAGCCTGTCAGGTCCAACTTTCGCCACCGAGCAAAGCAACGGCATCACCATCGCGGTGAGGATCCGCGAGGTCTTCGCCGACGCCGACGCGCGCCGTATGAAGGAGCTCGACCGCGCGATCCGCGCCGGACACGGCTCGACCGAGCCCCGCAACATCCCCTGGGACAACCTGTCCGGACTGCCCGAGGCGAAGCCGGCGCCGAAGGAGGACGCCCGCCGCGGTGGACGGGAGTCGCGCAAGACCGCCCCTGCGAGACGCTTCGCGCGCCGCTGCACCTGCGGCCGGCCGATCCGGAAGCGTCGCGACAGCCAGCCCAAGGAGGTGTGCTCGATCTGCGAGAGGGCCTACCCCGTCAACAAGGTCTGCGCCGAACGGTGACCAGGGCGCGCACCCGAGTCCACCCCAGCCAGCTCTCACTGTGGGTCGTGATGGCGGACGGCCGGTGGACGAAGTGGCGGGGACGAGATCCAACCTCGTTCACCTGCATCGGTTGCGCGCGCCACCAGGTGAAGACGAAGCACACCTACTGCCGAACGTGCCGTGAACGACTGGAGCGGAACCAGCCCGTAGACTTGGACGAGTACGTGAGCAAAGCCGAAGTCATGCGGTTGCGAAAGACGATGCCGGGAGAGTGGGAGTTTTGACCGATGGCTCAGAGCAGCGACGGATCAGCAAAGAGGCGGCGCCGTGGACCTGGTCGACCGTTCCAGCCCGGCCAGTCGGGCAACCCGGGAGGACGACCCGCGACGAAGGAGCTGGCCCAGCGCATCGCGGCCGAGACGAGCGGCGGGGTGGACCTCGTTGACTTCACACTCAAGGTCATGCGCGCCAACGTGAAGGGCTTCAAGCGGGTGGCGATGAAGGAAAGGCAGCGCGCCCGGGACTGGCTCGCTGATCGACTCTGGGGCAAGGCGCAGCAGGTCGTCACCTTGGCCGACGAGGACGGCAACGCGGTGCTCAAGAGCGTCGCGATCGAGTTCGTGACCCCCGCGAAGCCGGAGCAGCCCAAGTGATCCCGCACGCCGTCCGGAGGGCGCGCGAGCGGCTCGGAACCGACGACGGTCTGCGCGAGGTCTCGGCCCTCAAGGCGGCGGTGCTCCAGGGTCGCGCGAAGTTCCTGCGCCCCGGGCGCGGATGTCGCTCGATCTGGCGTGCCCGCGTGGACGGCATGTGGGTGATCTTCGTCTGGCAAGAGGACGTTCGGCGGGTGATCACCGTGCTCGAAGGGCGCGGGGCGCGGTCGCACGATGAGGAACGGGAGCGGAAGGGCAAGAATCACCGCCGGGTGACGAGGAGCGGGATCGCCCGGTGAACGTCCAGCTCCCCGAGAAGCTGCGCGTCCTGTTCGAGCCGCACCGGTACAAGGTGCTCTACGGCGGGCGCGGCGGCGCCAAGTCCTGGGGCGTCGCTCGCGTGCTGCTCCTCCTGGCCGCGAGCCGTTGCCTGCGGATCCTTTGCACGCGCGAGCTCCAGGTTTCGATCGAGGACTCGGTCCACAAACTCCTGAGCGACCAGGTCGAGGCGCTCGGGCTCTCCAGTTTCTTCGAGGTACAGAAGAACGCCATCACTGGGAGGAACGGCAGCGGGTTCCTGTTCACGGGCCTGCGCAACAACATCACCAAGATCAAGTCGAAGGAGGGCGTGGACATCGTCTGGTGCGAGGAAGCCGAGACCATCAGCAAAGAGTCATGGGAGGTGCTGATCCCGACCATTCGTAAGCCGGGCTCCGAGATCTGGATCACCTTCAACCCGCGCGAGCCCACCGACCCGACCTGGGTTCGGTTCGGTCCCGAGGAGAAGGACGAGGCCGGCAAGGTCGTGCGCGGGCCTCCGCCGGGCTCGGTGGTCGTCGAGATGTCCTGGCGCGACAACGCCTGGTTGCCGGCCGAGCTGGTGGCGGAAAAGGACTACCTCTACCGGATCGACCCCGAGGCCGCGGCGCACGTCTGGGACGGCAAGTTCAGGCGGAAGAGCAAGGCGTCCGTGCTCCGCGGGCGCTGGCGTGTCGAGCGGTTCGAGATCGACTCGACATGGCTCGGCCCGTACCAGGGCGCCGACTGGGGTTTCGCGAACGACCCGACCGCGCTCGTGCGGCTCTACGTCCGCCCCCCGGTGTTGGACGGGCCAAAGATCGTGCGCGGCGCGGGGCTCTTCGTGCGTCACGAGGCGTGGGGCATCGGCGTGGACCTGGACTTCACCCCGGAGCTGTTCGACCGAGTGCCCGATGCGCGGAAGTACGTCACCCGCGCGGACTCGGCCCGGCCCGAGACGATCTCGCATATGCAGCGGCACGGCTACCCGCGCGTCCAGGCCGCAGAGAAGGGGCCTGGCTCGGTCGAGGACGGCGTGACGCACCTCCAGGGCTACGAGGAGATCGTCATCCACCCGGACTGCCCGCACACCGCCGAGGAGGCGCGCCTCTGGGCGTTCAAGACGGACAAGCTCACCGGCGACGTGCTGCCTGACCTCATCGACAAGCACAACCACACGTGGGACGCGGCTCGGTACGCGCTGGAACCGTTGATGAAGCAGAGCGGGAAGGGCCTGCTCGACTTCTACAAAGCCATGGCAGCTGCGGCGCTGGCCGCGAAGCAGGCGCAGGCGAAGTGACCCGATCCGCGTCGGGACCTACCCTGGCCCGAGGAGGTAGAGCATGGCGACGCCGAAGGGCGGTACACCCATTGACAAGCCGATGATCGACCGCGTGAGCGGCGCGCTGGGTGCGGCGGGGAAGGGCGTGCGCCAGCTCATTGCCGGCGTGACTGAAGCGTGGTTCGGGCCTCTCCAGCCGATGCAGCCCGTGGCCCAGGCCGAGGCCCACGGCCGCGCCCTCGACTACCCCGTTGGCTGGAACCTGTCGTCGAAGCCGCGGGGCGAGTCGGGCGCCGGTTCCGTGGACTTCGCGACGCTTCGCCGGCTGGCCGACCCTGGCCAGGGTGGGCTCGACCTCATGCGCGTCGCGATCGAGACGCGCAAGGACGAGATGGCCGCGCAGAAGTACGGCATTCGACCCAGGG